GATATTACGCTCAAATATGGCACTAATTCCAATCAAGAAGTAAGTGCCGAGGATATTAACTCAATCAATCTTTACGGGCGTTTAGCTCAGGCAATTAGTACGACAGTTAAACATCAAGCCGACGCGCAAGATCAAGCCGATTTCTACTTAACTCTAAGAGCTGCACCGCAAGCTAATTTTACGGCAATTACTTACCAGCTCACCAATCCAGAGTTAGACGACGGCGATCGAGATTCGCTCATAAATGCGTTTATGGGCTTACCTTTAAGAATAAGCGATTTACCGCCTAACATGGTTGCCGGAACGTTTCAGGGATTCGTCGAGGGATGGTCGTTTAAGGCTGCCTATAATGAAATATCCATAACGCTTAATCTGTCGCCACTAAGTTATTCGCTGCAAGCTATGTCGTGGGAGCAAGTGCCAATAGCCGAAGCGTGGAATACTATATCTGGGTCTTTAACGTGGGAAACCGCGTTAGTCGTAGCATAAGGAGAAAACATGACTAATCCAACGAGTAACTTCGGCTGGCAAATGCCAACGAGCACCGATCTAGTTACCGACTTACCAGCTGATTTTGAAGTCTTTGGTCAGGCAGTCGATACGTCGATGGCTGATCTAAAAGGCGGAACGACTGGTCAAATCCTGTCTAAAACTACAAATACAGACATGGATTTCACATGGATCACAAATGACGTTGGCGACATAACAGCTGTGAACGTAACCGCACCGATTACGGGTGGCGGTAGTTCGGGCGCTGTAACTATTGGCGTTAGTGCGGCTTCGACAAGCGCGTCAGGCGTCGTACAGCTCAGCGATTCGACTTCAACGACTTCAAGCGTTCTAGCTTCGACTCCGACAGCTACTAAATCGGCTTACGACTTAGCTAACGCCGCTATTGCTAAATCGTTAGTTACAACAGCGGGCGACATTATTTATCGGAACGCGACAGTTCCAGCTCGATTAGGTATTGGTACAGCTGGTCAGGTTCTTAAGGTTAACTCGGGCGCAACAGCTCCAGAGTGGGGAGCTTCGCCAAGCGGTTCAATGACAAAAATTACAACAGGAACGTTTACGACTGTCGCTAATACGTCAACAACCTTTGACGGAGTTTTTACAAGCACTTACAAAAAATACCTAATTGTCACTAATAATTTAATAGCAAGCAGCAATCCTTTAACAATTGATATTCAACTACGTGCTGGAGCGGTTACCAAAGCCGCAAATTATTATGGCGCAATAACCAGAACGGGTTATTTAGGAACAAGCACAATAGTCGCTGCTAACAACGCAGCTTCATGCCAAATAAGTCAAGGTAGCACGACCTATCCAACAGGCTTAACAATGTATTTTACAAATGTCGGAAACAGTAGTCAAAAAGCCGTTTTTTATGGAAACGGCATGTCTGGTAATGACAACGCTGCTACTTTCATGGGCTATCATCAAGATACCGCTGATACTTATACTGGATTTATTCTTTCCGTTGCGTCTGGAACTATCTCAGGCGTTGTTACTGTTTATGGATTGGAAAACTAATGACAACTAAAGAGCAAAAAATTACAGCCTTGAAAGCTGAGTTCCCATCAATTCGCGTAGGATCAGATGAAATTGGTTACACCGAATTAGTCGGTAAAGATTACGACGATCTAATTGCTGAGTGGGCTGATAATGCTATTGCTAAAGAACAAGCGGGAATAAATCAAGATGCTAAAGAAGCTGCTCGGTTAGCGATCTTAGAAAAACTTGGTATTACAGCCGACGAAGCGTCGTTATTGCTGTCATGAAACTAACCAGCTATAACGGCTGGGAAGCTTCGGCTAAACCTGAGTCGATCCATATCAAGTCGTACGCGATACCAGGCACCCATTTAAAGATTCGTTGCGCGGAAGCTGTCGCACCCTTGATCGTCGGATTCTGTACGGAATTTAACGAGCTAATCGAGCCGATTGATGGTGGACAGCTCGACGATTGGGGTTACGCGTTTCGCATGGTTCGAGGGTCAACCGATCGTTTAAGCAATCACGCGTCCGGAACGGCGATCGACCTTAACGCGACTAAGCACGTTCTCGGAAAGATCGGCACATTTCCAGCTGAGAAAGTTCCAATGATTCGAGCACTAGCTAAGAAGTACGGCTTATTCTGGGGCGGCGACTACAAAAATCGACCCGACGAAATGCACTTTGAAATCAACGTAAGTCCAAAAAAAGTCTCAGAGCTAATCGAAGCTCTGGGGTTAGGAGAAAAGTAATGAAAGAGCTAAAGGCTATGGCTGCTAGTTATGGACGATCAGCGCTCGCAGGAGCGTTAGCCGTTTTTATGACAGGCGAATCCGATCCCAAGAAATTGGCTTACGGGTTTCTCGCTGGCGTCGTTCCGCTACTAATGCGTTACCTGAATCCTAAAGACGTTACGTTCGGCGCCAAAGCGAGTGAACGCTAACGACTGGGCTGCGATGGGCGTGGCTATGGTCACGCTCCTTGCGGCATTTACAGCTGTTGTTCGGCATTTAGTTAAATACTACCTAAGCGAGCTAAAGCCTAACTCTGGAGCAAGCGTCAAAGATCAGGTTTCGCGACTTGAAAAGCGCGTTGACGAAATTTACAGTTTGCTCATAAGCAATTCGACACGCCGCTAATTAGGCGTAAGGCTTGAAATTGTCAGACATTTAGTTCACCCTATAACTAGGGAGCGAATAAGTCGCACCCAGAATCGGGAGCTAAGATGTTTACAGTATTGGAATTAGCGGGAGCAGTTATTCTCGCAAGTATTGTCTGGTTTATAGTGGGCTGGTCTATCGGGTTTAAAGAGGGCGTGAAAGACGGCTTTAACCGAGGTCGCGCAGCTGGGCTTCGTGCGGCGACAGAGATCGTTCGTAACTCATAATGGCGCTACCACTAGAGGGCTATGAAACCGTAGCCGAACGGATTGAGAAGTTTTGGGCACAATATCCAAATGGTCGAATTGACGTTAATATCGTATTTCAAGATGGAACTCGCTACATAGTTCAGACAGATATTTACAAAGAAGTAACCGATCAGTTACCTTTCGCGACAGATTACGCCGAGGAGATTAGATCGAGCGCTAATCGCTTCCCGCTAGAAAATGGATCGACTTCGGCAATCGGTCGAGCTTTACATACTGGCGGCTTAAGCAAGTTTAGCGAAAACAGTAATCGACCATCACTTGAGGAAATGAAACGGGTCGAGCGCCCAATAGTTGCAGCTCCTAAAGAATTGCTACCCAATGGCTCTTATGATCCATGGGTTGTCAATAACGTAATTGCTGAAGTGGCTGAGACTTTGACCGGAACTAAGTCATGCGCCCATGGGATAATGATTCGCAAAGAGGGCGTCGGTAAGACTGGCAAGCCTTACAAAGGCTGGGTATGTCCGGACAATGTTCGGACGTGTGCGACATGGGAATAACGAAAATAACGCTTACTAAAGACGAGGAAATACAAGCTGCGGCAGCGGCTTTTATCTGTGAGTCTAAAGGCGTAGAAAACTATTACTTTCATGATCAGACAGCTCGAGGCAATATCCATGAGTCGATTCGGCGTACAGCTGAGGCGTTAGGTGCTGAGATTGCAGCTGCTCGATACTTCGGCATTACAGACTTTAAGCTTGAGTTAGATAAGTTTAAGGTAAGAGCTGACATAGGGAATCGAATTGAAGTAAAGCATACGAAATGGATTGACGGACACCTTATCTTAAGGGAAAGGGATAGAGTCGAGGATTTAGCTGTGCTAGTCGTAGGCGAATCACCTAATTACTGGGTCAAAGGCTGGATACCAATTAGAGCAGCTAAGACAAGCCGCTTTAAGCATGACAAGGATAATTCGTGGTGGGTAAGCCAGCACAATTTAAACTCAATGTCTAATCTAAAGGAAAGCAATTATGGACAAATTGAAATTTGAGTGTAGGCGTTGTAAGCGCGAAACGTTACAGGTTGAACGCATAGTGACCGATTTACTTCCGCCCGGTGTTAAGACGCTGGAGTGTACGGTTTGCGGAACTTTGGGCGTGTGCCTAGTAAGGAGTGAAAATGCCACAGCTCAATATTAAATGCGGCTGCGAAACCGTACCGGACATTAAAGTCATGGTGCTGACAGGGGTCGTGCCTATCGCACAGATCATTTGCCAGAATTGCGACTTTAGTTATGTTTCAGTCGGCGGTCAGGTAGTCAATGCCTAGTTACCTTTACCGGTGCGACCAATGCGGTGGCGAACTCGAGATGAATCACCCAGTCGCTACTCATGGAGAGAGCTCACCCTTGTGCTGCTCATACCCAATGTCTAGGGTCTTTAGTGCCCCTAGTGTGATCTTTCGCGGGACAGGCTGGGGCGGTGATAAGTAATGCCCTTTGATAACAAGCATTACCGAATCAGCGATCGAACTTACCTAGCCTTATGCTGTAATGAGATCATGTTTAAATATAACTGTCGCAAATGCGGTGACGATATGGGTTGCTACTACTGTTCGTTTAACTATGATGAAGCCCATGAGTGCGACTAAGAGTTATCCACAGTTAAGGAAAGTTATCCACACCCTGTGGGAATCGCCCAAGAATACGCTCATGCTTGCAACCTATTTGACTAGGTCGGTACGATCCACTCTCTCGACGAGAGCCCGACGACGGGCTAGCTCGCGGCGAGTCCTACTATCGGGCGTACTATGTTTAGCGGTGGCTATACCGAGTCCTACATGGGCTAGTGCTATAACATCTAAAGATAACTACAAGCTTTACTTACATAGTCGAGTAGTTAAAGATAGCCAATATCAATGCGCTTATGCGCTATACATGAAAGAATCTAGGTTCGATAGTCGAGCCGTTAACGGTAGTCATTATGGAATACCCCAGCTGCGTAACAAGAAGCTAAACCATTTAGACGGATACACTCAGATAGATTGGGGTATCCGGTACATCGCTCATAGATATAAGGGCGACTATTGCCTAGCATACAAACACTTCACAGACAAGGGGTGGCACTAATGGCTAGTGCTGTGGATAATGGATCATCGAGTCAATGGAGAAAGATAAGAGAACGCATACTTAGGCGAGATAGTTATTGCTGTCAACAATGCGGACAAGATAACGGAAAGTTACATATCGACCATATAATTCCAAGAAGGCTCGGGGGTGGCGATAGTGACAGCAATTTACAAACTTTATGCCAAAAGTGTAATTTATCGAAAGGTGGGCGTTTTTTTAGTATAGGTAATACAC